GCGTTTTACTGAGAACTCCTGCGCTCCCAGATCGGGGTCGAACAGAAGTTCAGTTACATCAGGCATAAGCACCGGGAATCACCTCTCTTCAATAACGTGGGTTACGGAACTCCGCAGACTGCCGGTATCGATCAGGGGTGCGTTAGAGCCCTTGCGCCTGATCGTAGCCTCGGAGTTGGGGGTAAGATTGCTGCTGCCGATGTAGTCCTTGACGGCGTTTTCTCCGTACTGACCTGCCTTGTGCATTTCGGTCATAGCAGCGGATGTATTACCTTCAATGGCCTGCATGGCAGCAGCTTTCATGCGTTCAGCGATTTTTCTTTTGACTTCCGGCTGTGCGATAGCCGGTTCGATGAATGGCCGCGGGGGAATGTTGCGCACGGGACTTCCGTTGGAATGAATGAAAGCCAACTCAACGTTGGTGATTTCGTCGCTTTTGCGAGAACCTTTTTCCTGAGGAATACCGACAAGACAGCGATTGTGCTTGAAGAAGGTGATCGCCTTTTTGATGTCTGCCATTCCGTTCCCGGTTTCTTTGATGGGCAATCACATCACCCCTTACGGAATAAACATGCCACCCTTGCCGTAGAGCTTGGCGAGGGTGGCGAACTGAGTGCCGTAGGTGGTGAGCTTATAAGCCGCCCAGCCAGTGAGATCACTTGTGGCCTGCGTTGCATCGTAGCCCACTGACACCGCACCAACTGCTTTGTTGGTGATAGTGCCAGGCACTTTGCTTGCGGCCGAAAGCTGGGTCTTGGTCGCGCCCTCCTGCGGCGTGCCAAGATAAAGGGTAACATGGTGCGCGATGTAAAGTCGCATACCCTCTTTCCACATACCATGCCAGCGAGCTTCCTTCACGACATTGTGGGCCATGTCGATGAAATACTGAAGCTGTTCATCGGGGATGATTTTTTCGGAGAAGCCGGGCATGATCTTGCGGAAATCCGCGATGGTGTACTCGGGGTTATCACCATCCCGGATGTTGGATGCAATCGCAAAAGCAGTCCGAGGGGTCAGACGCCTCATTCGGCATCAGCTGCCTTTGCGTCCTTGCTCTTGTTCTTGTCCTTTGCCTTGTCCTTGGAGCCAGTTGCAACCGTCTCCTTGGCGGCTTCGTCCTTCTCGCCCTGTTCCACATTGTCTGCGGAATCAGACGACTCAGAGGGCGTTTCCGGGGCCTGAGTGTTCTCTGCCTCATTGGCTGCGCGCTCGATGGCATCACCCTGCTTGGTGGTTTCAAACACCTGCAGGTCACCGGCCTTGACAGCACGGCGATAGGTGATGTCACCGGTGAACTTCTCCGGGATGTCGTAGAAACCGTTCGGACGCACCAGCATGCTGGTGCCGTCCAGAGCGGTCAGGAGAAAAGTGCGCTTTGCATGGGCATATACCCTTACCTTAGACATGATGTTTTTCCTCCTTCAGATCGGATTAGATGCCGTCCATGTACATTGCGTGCTGGCGGTAAATCCACTGCACGGGAGTGAACTGGGTGACATAGGGGGTCAGGTACGCCAGATGCTCGGCGCTGGCCTGAGTGAGCAGGCGCTGCAGCGGCACGGTGATGTCGAAGCGTACGCGGTCGATGTTGTTGCAGTAGGCGACCATGCGGTTGGTATCGCCGGTACCTGCGCCTTCACACCAGCGGCAGGGAGCAATAACCAGATCGACACCCTGATTCTTGCCGAGGTTGTTCTCGAGCAGGAACTGCAGGATGGACTTGTCGCCGGTTACGCCGACCTTGGTGTGCACGACATGAGCGTAATCCTGCGGGGGAATCAGAATGTGATTCGCCATGCCGGACAGATCATATTCGGATGCAGTCCAAGTGCCGAGCAGTACGCGGTTGACGTCGGCCAGAATCTCGTCGGGGGTCTTGGTTGCCCACTCGGTTTCGCCGCCTGCGCCTGCAGCAGCGGTAACGGACGGGATATTGGGGTCATTGACGAGGCCGTAGGTCTTGTGCTTGGGGAAGCCGTGATAGGTGCTCTCGTCCAGCTTCTTATCGTGAACGAGGTGCAGGCCCTTGTTCAGAACATCGTCCAGATTGCGGCCGATCTTCTGGAGGCGCTGCTGATCCACCAGCGGAACCTTCAGGATGTGGCCCCACATGATGGTGGGCACGGATTCCTTGCCGATGTCAGCCTGAATTACGGGCAGGTCGTTGGACTCGGGACCCATCAGGCCATCATCGGAGCCGCCGGCAGATGCGTAGGACACATCGAAGTTGGATACAGAATCAACCCAGCCGCCGCCGGTTTTGACCGGAATATCGCGGGGCCAAGTGATGGAAGTCAGCGGCTCATGCAGCTGCTCGTCGCGCTTTTCGAGCTCACCGACGAGGAACGCCATACCGCCGGATACGGAGGCGGCGTCCATCATGAAGGTGTTCGGCATGCCGTCATTGACGGGAACCGGAACCATGGGGAACTGATTCTTCTTAGCCATTGTTCAATCCCTCCTGTTAGATAGAGCGTGCGAGGATGGTAACCTCGGCGATGTTGGATGCGTCGCACTCGCCGGTAGCGAATACGGCATTGGGAACTTCGATTGCATCAGCAGCACTGGCACAAACGATGTTGCCGGCGGTGTCTGCGCCGGTCTTGACGTAGACCTTGCCGCGACCAGCGATGCCGGTAGCATCTGCCAGCTCAACAGCGATGCTGCCGCGCAGCAGAACGTCTACGGTGTCGCCCTCGGCGTAGTACCAGCCCTGCTCGTTGTCAGCATAGGGCTGACCGATACGACGGACGGCAATGCCGATAACCTTGTCAGCGGTGTCACCAGCGGCAACCTTGCGAACGCCCTGAGCGTCCGGATCATAAACGACGGGTTCGCCGAACTGGATGTTGGCGGCACCAACATTGGCATAGGGCGCAATGATGGTGTCGGGAGTACGGGTTACGCTGCCACGGAAACCGAAAGGCAGCTTAATGCCAATAGCCTTACCCATTGTCTTTTCCTCCTTCTGGTTGGTTCGTCCTTAGGACTTCTTGTAGTGCGGATTGCGGGAAGCCATGATGTTGCGGCCGATGGTGCCGTCATCCATCTTCTTGGGCTTGGAATCCTTGGCGCGGCTCTTCGCGGCCTGAGTCATGGTGCCGACGATACCTGCATAACCGTTGGCCGCAGGCTTGGAATCCTTGCCGATCATCTTGCGAATCTCAGCAGCAGCACGGTCAGAAGCGGCCCTGCGCTGATTCTCGGGCAGAGATGCAATGATCGGCTTGATGGCGTTGATTGCAGCCAGAGCAGCAGCGTGGTCAGCGCCAGGAATGGGATTCTCGGGCAGAGTGTTTGCGGCGGCTACAGGGCCGTCCTCGTCCTGAGTGCTATCTTCGTCGTGGAGCTCGTCTGCCGGAATGGTTGCGGATGCTTCCTGATCGGCAGGAGTTTCAGCGGCGTTTTCGGCGATCTCTGCTACGAGAGCTGCCAGAGGATCGGTGTCGGCGGGAGTGGCGGCGGGAGCCTGATCCTGAGGCTTGGCAGCAAGGACAGAGTCGATCTTCTGGCCGAGGCTGGTGATGGCATCAAGCAGCTTGGTCATGGGATCATTGTCGCCTGCCTGCTGCTGGGTGTTGCCGTCGGTAGAAGCAGGAGCAGGTGCGGTGGGCTGAGTGTCGTCGGTAGCGGCAGCGGCCTGCTGCATCTCGTCGACGGCCTCTGCTACCTCGTCGGGCTCCATGTCCTTCACTGCCCGGCTGAACAGACGAGCGAGGAAGGAATGATTGGTCTTGGTGTTAGCCATGTTCGTTTTTCCCCTTTCTTTGTTGTCGAAATGCTTGGATTCATCCGAATCCTTTATAGCAACGCGATGACCTGCACGGCCTGCCGGCACGACCGCAACATGGTTGCCGCGAATGCTACCTTGGTAAATGCGTCCCTGTTCGTCCTGCATGTACTCGCAGTCGTAGCCGCAGGAAATCTCACGGCGACCATTCTGAATCTCCTGAATCAGCTTCGGTGCAGTGATGACCAGATCAGCAAGGAGGAGGTCGCTTTCCTCTCCAATGCCTCTCCGGATGTTCTGCGCGTGGCCATTGCCATAGGCTACAATGTTTTCTGCGGTAACGCTGACGGGCGGATGATCGTCGGTGACAGGTTTACCCTCAAACGATGCGATAGTAGCATCGGCAAACACCTCCGATTCCGTCCGCAGGACATCGACGATGCTGTTGGTATCGCCGTCCTGCAAGCCGAGCTCGTGACGCAAATACTGCTGAGAACCCGTCCGGGCGATCGGAACGTTCAGGCAGATCAGATAGCCCTCGGGTGTGAGCGACATGTTCTCGCTCAATCGGGAGCCATAAAATACCCTCACAGTCAATCGCTCCCTTCGATTTTTGCATTGACCAGGACAGATTCAATGCCGCCACGGATAACCACTACGCGGTTTCCGTTGACAATGCTGGTGACCTGCTTCGGGTCGAGGTCGAAGTGCATCGGACCCTTGAAGTCGCCATCACCGCCAGCCTTGGGGCTGATGGTCGGCAGATCTGCCTGGACATTCACTGCCGTATCAGCAGTGGGTTTGGTTTTTGCCATAATCATCCTCCTGTCTATGCTGCGATGGCGAAGCGCTTTTTGAACGCTTCGAGGGACTGGATTGTTTCAATCCGTCCGGATATATGCACCTTTGCAGGGAACTGGATGTCCTCCAACGCAATGACCGGCAGCGGAATACACCGGCAGTTGAAGATGCCGCCAGCGTGATAGCTGTTGTAGGACCTGACGCCTGCAAGACGCTCTGGGTTGGGTGGGTCGCTCCATCGGCAAATCACGCCTTCCATGATCTGGTGAGATTCGCGGACGCGGTCACCGTCTCGGGCGGTTCGCCAGATGTAGAAGTCGAGGTTCATAGCCTCGGCGCGAGACTGGACGAGGGCGGTGGATGCCTTGGCTGATTCGGTGCGGGCGATGCGCCGTGCTTCAAACTCCCGGAGGTGCGTAGCTTCCTGCAATATCTCTTTGGTGATAGCAGAAGGCCGAACACCTTCAGTCCAGCGCTGCTGCGCCAGCTTTGAAAAGCGTTCGGCCATGTTCCGGGGACAAGTCTTAATCAGCTTGGAGTTTTCAATGACGATGTCTCGAATCGCCTGACCCAATGCGGTATTGGTGGTTTCTGCTCTAAGGGCTCGGTAGATGACGCGGCCTTTGCTGGATGCTGCTGCAGCTGCTCTCCATGTGGCCTTTTGACCGACGGCCAGCATGGTTGCCATCTGCTCGGCTGCTTCCTCGCACAGGCGTTCGAACTGGGAAGATGCCGCAATCATTTTCAGCACACGGATGATTTCGTCAGGATCAGTAAGTCCTTCAATCTTCCGCTCGACTTCCTTGAGCACTCGGTCGATGGATCTTCGATACCTGCGCTCTGCGCGTTCCCGAACTGCGATGCTCGAGGTGCGCGGGGCATTGTTCATGCTACTCATTCAGCAATCACGCCCTCTGTAGACTGTGCCTGCTCGGTAACAGGAGAGGTGGGGACGATTCCGGCGAGAGGATCATTGGGGAAGCCCTCTGCTCCAAACATCGGATTCGTGTCGTCATCGGCATTTGCGATATCCTCGTCGGTGATGTTGGACCATGCACCGGTGAAGCTGCTGGTCTGCCGCAGTTCTTTGAGGGCGACCTTCTGGCTGACGACGTTGGCCTGATATGCCTGGATAACGGCTCCGGTGTACTTGGACATCAGATCAGCGCGCTCACTCTCCGAGGAATCGCGGATAGGGTTGAACTCAAAGTTCAAATCGTCCGGGATAACGCCCCATGTGCTCAGACACATAATCGGGAGCAGCTTTTCAAGGATGGGCCGCAGGATAGATTCCTGCTGCTGCTTGACCTTGTCATAGTAATTGATCAGGTCGCTTTCGCCGGTGGCGTTCATGCCGGCAGGGCTTCTGCCAAACAGCTTGGTTACAGGGATTTCTGCTGCACCTGCGATATCCAGCATGAAGGATTCGTAAATGTCGTTCAGACCGGAGAAGGTATACTGGTTGGTTACGAAGTCATCTTCCTTGTCCATGACGTTCATGCCCATATTGGACATGAGGAAGTTCTGCATCATGAGCGTCTGATACAGATCGCGTTGGGATTTTGCATCG